ACTAATCATGGCTTTTACTTTAGAGTGGTTATATAAATCATTCATTTCAGTATCAGTAAATTCACCATGAAGTAAATAAATTTTAGGTAATTTACCTCTTACTGTTTTCTTTATATTTTTTATTTTGGCTAATGTTTGGTCTCTATCCATATATGAGGTTCCACTATGACTAGTTTTTAAAATTAAGGCGGGTTGTTTTGGCTTGTTTTTAAATGTCTCACAAAAGGCTTTAATTAATAAACCTATATTTTTTCTATCATGTCCAAAATCTCCTTGTATCCAATGACCAACAAATAGATAACAAAACTCCTCTCTTATTCCTGATAGATTAAATGGTGATTTATTTGATTTATAAACATCCTCATTAAATCCTTCAAATAGTATTTCTGTGGGTTTTGTTAATTCTATGTTTCCTATAGGTTGTTTAGTTTCTTTATCAACTTTTTGGAATTTAGTATTCTTTAAAACATCAATAGTATGTTTAGAAGAACCTAAAATCATATCCATTCTATTACATCCCTCAACCCAATCAGCAGGTGCTAAAGTAGATTCAATCCCCGCTGTCACTCCTATGTTATAATGACCTTGAGGCATAAATTCACTTGGAATTGTAATTTGCATCCAAACATCTGGCTTTGGGTATTGTTGATTAGCTTCAGGTTGAAATAAATGTTTATTTAAAAATTCCCATTCAGGATGATCTTTAATAAACCCCCAAGGTGTATTTCCCCACCTTTGAGCTAAGATTTTAACCTCATATTTATCTAATTCTATTATTGCTCTAACTACATCCCTACTTCTAGAACCATAACCTGAGTATGTGTCTATTGGGCAGCTTATTATAAATTCTGGTTTATTCATATTTAATATATTAATGAGTGTGTTTGTGTATTTTTAGTGTTAATATCAGTATCTATTAGTTCATATTTTTCTCTTGGTTCCCAAGTATCAAATAATTCATCTATAGCTTCAATTATTCTGTTGCTCATTTTTACAGCTGTAAAACCTGCTTCATCTCCTAAAGCCCATTCTCTACCCTTTTTACCCTTCTCATCTCTTTCTTCAGGTGATAATTTATATACTTTTCTAATTTGTGTGGCCGCATCTTCAGCTGTGCATCTATCATCCCAAATATAAGGTGTTTGTGGAGAACCTTGAAGCGATCTACTTGTTGGAAATACTGGAAATGCCCATTCGCCATGTTTTTTATAGGTACCTAAATGGTTAGAAGGAAAATCTTCATCAAAATCTATCCATTCACCCTTTTTAACCCCAGGACCTTCATCCATATCATATTCAAATCTCATTTGGTCTTGCATCCCACCTGTAACATTAGCTATAAAAGGTGTTCCTGCTAGCATTGCTTCAGTTAATGTTAATCCCCAACCTTCATTAGAGGTTAATAGTATTTGAACATCCGCTAAATTATAAAGTAAATTTAATTCTTTAGCACTAACTTTACTAGTTGAAAAATATATAGCATCTGGGTATTTTTCTTCAAATAATAATTCTCTAATAGCTTCTAAATCAGTTCCATGATCACTTGTTACTTCTGTATGTAATAGAAAAGCACATTTGTCTGCTTTTTCTTTAGGTAGTGTATCTAAAAACATTCTAAAAGCCATCATAGCATCTGGAATTTGTTTTCTTCTAATATTTCTAGAGTTAAAAAACATTAAAAAATCAACTTCTCTATCTCCAAATATACTTTTTCTTAAGTCATTCATTTCCTCAGAATTTCTATCAATTGGAAAATACATTTTTGAATTTAATCCATGAGGAATATACTTAATAAGTTTACTTTCAGCTTTTTCACCTAATACAATCTTATTTATATTTTTTGTTTGTTTAGAAATTGCCAATAAAGCATCACATGATTCATAGAATGATTTATTATATAAAGGTGCTGGATAATCATCCCAAATATTTAAATAAATTATAGGTAATGTTTTTCTAATTTCATTTTCTATTTGAAATAACCAAGTGAAATACCTAGGATCAGTTATAATAAAAAGAGCATCAGGTTTTTCTAGTTTAATAATTTGTCTAATTAAATCAGGATCACCATATCCATCTACAGGATATAACATAACACTAGAATCATCTAAACCTGATTCTTTATTAGTATCAGATGATAAATCAAAACGTTTACCTTTATCCGGATGTTTAATAGCTCCTGCTATTTGGACCCAATTAAAATGTTGGGCGGTATGTAAAACCATTTCCTTTGCAACTGTAGCTACTCCTGAATGGACTCTAATATCATCACATATTAGGAGTATTTTCTTCCTTTCATTAGATGGAAGATACTTAAAATGTTTACTCATAAGTTATTTAAATTTTTAAATCGTGATTTGTAATTGTTCTTCTAAATTCTTCATCATTCATGTAAAGATCAACAGCCCGTTCAGATAGTTTTTGAAATGAAAACTTTCGTTTAATACATTCAATTCTAAACTTATCCCACAGCTCATTATCAATTTTTACACTTGTTAATTTTTTAGCCATTTTATTTGTTTTTATTTTATTATATATAAGTATATTAGGATTTAGGAAGGTTAACACCTAATCCACATAATTTTAAATCTTCTTTATAAGGACAGAAAGTACAGTTCCATTTTGAAGCATTAGGTTCCATTACTGATTCTGTGTATTTATTACCTTCAAAACATGTTTCAATAAATTCATTTACTGCTTTTGTTGCTCTAGAGACTTTTATTTTTCCTGATGGTGGTCTAAATTCTTGGACTCGTTTTTGTGGAAAATCACCTTCAGTATAAACTTTTCTCCTTACAATCATGAACTCAACATCAATATTTTTTTCTGGAACTCCAAACTGTTCTGAAAAGAATTTTTTATATAAAATAAGTTGGAATTGTTTTTCTTCATCCTTTTTAGTATAATCATTCCATCCCTTAGTTGATGTTTTAATATCAATAATTTTAAAACTGTTAGTAGGTTCATGATACATAACAATATCTAAATAACCTAAATAAAATATATTAGGATATTTGGGATTAGGAGCTATGGTGATTTTAGTTTCAATTCCTGCTAAGAACCATCCACGTTTAGAAAAATATTTTCCTCTATTCTTTTTTAAAAATTTTAATATCTCAACTCCATCATTATAGAACTCTTGTAATTCACCTGGTTGGGAAAAATGTTGTTTGTTATTTTTCTTATACTCATCCATATAATGCTCTCTGATTTTAGTTTTAAGCATAGAGTCTATATCTTCTCTATCAGCAGCAGCTCCACTTTTTTCATACATCACCTCTAGATAATATTGAAAAGTCTCATGAAATGCTTTTCCAAATACTGTGTGTACACTTGGATTGTATACTTTATGACCCTCCCTATATTGGAGAGCCCATTGTTTAGGACATTTCTTCCACATTGAGTATTGTGAGTAAGAAATATTTTTCTCATAAGCATAATTTATCTCATGAGATTTATGTTGTTTCATCTCCTTTATTATTGGAGGGATCTTTTTAGCCATAACTTATTTTTTCCATTTATTCCTCCCAACTAATAAACCAATTATACCATAATTAGCTACATCTAGAAATGTGTCTTCTATTCCTTCTCCTTTAACAAAATTTTTACCATTTACTAATAAATTTCTTAATCTTGAAATTTTATCTGTTAATCTAATAGCTAAACCTGTTAGTGAAAACTTTTTATCGGTTTCTTTAGTTAAATCTCCTCCTAAAGAAATATTTTGTAAACCATAGTCCATATGCTTAGCTGCAAACATTCTGTACATTTCATCTTGAATATCTTTAAATTCTTTAGATAACTCAGGGTATTCTTTTTCAAAATGAGTTACTGTATGATCTGATTCTGCTTGGTATACTTCCCAATCCTTTCTTAATTCTACTATTTCTCTAAGTGCTGTTAAATCATCTTTAAATTGATCTTTCATTTAATTAATTTTTTAATTTCTTTATCCTCAACTCCCATTTCTTTTAATATGTCAGTCATGTCATTTTTACTCATTAAATCAATATAAGTAGAAGCTTCTGATGAGCCAATCTCAAAATAAGAAGTTATTTTTTCTACTAATTCTTTATTGGGTTGTTTTGTTTTAGTCTTAATATATTTAAAAAATGCTTTTCTTCTTGGTATCATTTCCTTATAAAAATTATATATTTCTTTTTTGTTATTTGGCATTAAACTTTGTGCGTAATTAGTGAGTTCAGTGTAGTATAAATTCATACTTATGAATCTATGGACCATATATGAGTTAAAATTATCCCAGTCTTTATCCGTAAATTCTTCGGAAGGTGATTTATATTCAGTTATTTCATTTAACCAACAAAATATATTTTTTGTTTTCAATTAAATTCCTATTTCTTTATATTCATCTCTTAATTCCTTTGGAATTGAATCTAAAATTATTTTTTTAGTTTCAAAATCATAAAAAACAGGTATAGGCAAAAGAGCATCCTCTGTTCCTCCTGTTACAAATTTAGATACTTTTCTCATTAGAAAAGCTTGTCCAAATAAAACTCCTCCATCAAACCCCTCTACTGAAGTGGTTGCTGCAAAGTCAATATTCATTTGTGGTTGTTGTGTATTATTCATATTACTTGTGGTTTTTTGATTTCTATTATTTTTGCTAACGCGCTTGCTATATTTATTTCTTTATCAATTCTAAAATTAGAATGATATTGATGTTCATTTAAAATTACTGCTACTGAACCCTCTCTACCTGGGGCGTAAATATGAGCTTTATTAAAAAGTTCCCTGTATAATCCCTCAAAGTCTTTAACTCCTGAATCTGCTATGATTTGTCTTAATGTTCTAAAATTGGTGTTTTTATTTTTTAG